TGGATGTTGGTGCGAAAGATATTGTCTAGCCGATGCTTTGGCAAATTAATATCAATATCGCCTGCCTTAACTGCCTTTTGAAAGTCTGCAAACGTACCGCCATCAACTAATTGCTCGTTGACCAAGCCCATCACATGCTTAATCTGTTCAGTCTGCGCTAGCCCTGCAATAGATACCGCTTGCTGACGTTGTATCGGTGTCATGCGTAGATAGTAGTCATCAGGCAAAACCACCTCACGATTTAAAGCGTAAGCAATGGCCTCGATAAACTGTACGTCAAATCCTGCTGTTGTCGTTGCCATGACTAAACCTCACTCGATTCATCAGCAAAACCGTGAACATCAGCGACCATCAACGCAGTATTAACCAACTGAGTAAACTCACTCTCAGCCAATCCCTCACCGCATAGGTTAAATAGCGCCTCACGTAAGCTGTCCGCATCCGTGGCATCATTTATAGCCGATAGCACCTTGCTCACATCAAACGGCTGTACGCTCGCATTTAGCGCATCATCTGCGATCGCTTCAAGCTCCATTTGCTCGTCGGTAAATTCACTATCACTATCAGCAGCTTTAAATGGCAACCATTTTTGACTGGCAAACGAATTAGCCTTTGCTGAGATTGGTAATGTAGTCGCACCCGCAAACGTTTCAACGTGTGAGATATGGCGCTCCTCATAACCCAATTCATCAACAAAGTATGACTTGTTAAAGCGTAAGCCCATGTCATAGGCTTTTTTGTCAGCATCTAATTGGTCAACTGGGATAACCTTTTTGGCAATCCACTTAAACTCTGGCGCGTCATAACCATTGGCTAAACAGATGATATCAATAAATCGTTGTACCGCTTTGAGCGCGTGCTTGCGGTCGCTGTTAAAGATAATCTCTTGCTGCTCTTGGTGTATCTTGCCTTGACCGTAAGTGCCGCCGCCGTCTGTACCACTCGTTAGGGTCTGACCTAGCAGATAGGTAGTGATACCTTGCTTGGTCACATCGTTATAAGCAACGAACGCCTCGCCATGACTGCCGCCCGTTACTGGTGTTACGTCCTCGTCGATACCAACCGTAACAACGCCGGAGTTATGAGCCGCTAGCAGTGCGTTGGCAAAGTCTTGCGCGTCATCTTCGGTTGCCGCATCCGTCTTACCTATCAGTAGCGGACTACCAAAGCGCTCTAAGAACTTAGACCAGAAACGCCAGCCATTCGTCTTAAAATAATGCAACCAGTAAACACGGCTTAATAGTGACTTACCTTTTGGCTCCAAGTACGTTGGCTTGTGCTGCTGCAATAAATAGCGATACTGATAATCATCTTGGTCGCTAACGGTCTTAGGGTTGCTACCATCGTTGGGATACCACAATAAGTCGCCATTAGCTTTAGGCTCAAACCAATCAATCGGCTTACTTGTCAGCTTAATAACAACATTGCGACCGCTGCTATCTTTGCCCCATACCATTTCGGCAACATCATAGCCGTAGAGTTTGCTATCAATGACGCCTTGTAATATCGGCTCAAGATGCAAATCTAATTGCTCATAGATAAACTCAGCGACCTTGCCCTCAGACGGCATCAAAGTATAAAGCGAGCTTGTTAACTCCTCAGTACGTCTATCGACTGCTTGGTCAATATCAGGGTCAGTAAGTAGTGTCTTAAGCGCATAGCGACTGATACCTGCTTTTTTGAGTATCTCGTCGGTGTCTTGGCGTATGAGCTGTTGGTAAAACAACTTACCGCGTAAATCAATCGCTTGCTCTTGGCTTAGTGTGCCGCCAGCTTTGACACGATAACGCGGCTTTTTAGTCATGTCTGTCATCTGTACGTCCGTTTGCCAGCTGTGGCTCTATGTCGTTTAGTATTAGCACCACGCTTCATGGTGCGCTCATGTGCATATCTGAGCGAATCAATTAAGTGGTTATGCTTATCGATAATCTCAGGCAGTATCTCACCGCTTAACCGGTCCGTCTTATAGCTGTAAAGCCTAAACTCCTTGGCGGTCGCGGTACAACGTGGATGGATAACAATTTGCTTATAACCTTTGAGGTGAGCAATGCCATCCTCAACACTGCCCTTACCTTTAACGCATGCCTTAATCTTCGGTATGCCGTTACGTTTCAGGTAGCTGATTGACTCAGGTCGAGCGTTATCTGCTATCAACTCGTAGTTTTCAATACCTGGTATATTGTCTTTCAAATAATCCGGCGTGTCGTCAATCTCAAGACCGACTTTGCATGCTTCATATTCAATATAGAGCGTGCCATCATGTTCCCATGAGTTTGTGGCCCCCGTTGGGTCAGTCGAGAAACCAAAATCAAGGCCGTTATATGGCCCATTCCATGTTGGGTGTCTTGTAAATTCTTTAACAACAAATTTGCCATTAAATATCTGAGCATCTGAAGCCTCATGATAAGCACCTTCCCAAATCCAGCAGTAAGTTGCATCATCAAGGTTTTCTTGATCATTAAGTCGTTCTTGCTCAAGCACATCCGGAAAGAACGGGTTATCGTTGTAATTCATCTCAACAATAAATTCGTTATGCTTCTGCCGGAATCGTTTGTCTGTTGCACTACCTTTGTGCTCAGGGTTCCAAGTTATCCAAACCTCAGAATCATCTTCACGTACTGTTGGTAGCAGTTTGCGCCAGGCAGCCTCACTGACGTTTTCAGCTTCATCTACCCAAGCGAGTAATATTCTTGACTTACCCTTAATGCTGTCTAGGTTGTGACGTAAACCAGTAAACGCATAACTTACCCGTCTATTCTTGGTGCGAACGTATTTCTCGCCAATCTCATAGTAATCATTGAGCCAATCAACTGAGCGTATCGCCTGTTTGATTTCCTCTAGCGACGATTCTTCAAGTGAGTTCATATACTCACGGCCGCATAGGATTATGCCGCTAGCGCCTGCTTCGGCTAGTCGATAACCCTCTACGGCTGTCATCAATGCGAATGTACGTGTCTTAGCACTACCACGGCCACCATAAGCGCCTTTGTAGCGCGACTTGGCACTAAATACTGGTATTAGCTTATCTGGTATGACTACATCGGCATAAACTTCATCATTTAATAGCTCGGCCATTTTCATCTACCTTTGGTGCCACTAGCCTAATTACTGTCGGCTTGGTCGCCATCGAACCATCACTAGACGTATTGTCGACCTTCTGCTTATTAGTGAATACCTCACCAACATCCTTAGCTGCCTGCTCAAGTAAGCTTGCTGCTAGAGGTCTGTTCTTTGACTTCTCAGCATCACGCGCCATACGGTCCAGCATATTCAATCGATACGCTTTATTAGCAATCGGTATTGCTTGGATGTCGTTATTAAAGTCATCGCGGAATTGCTTAAATAGGTCCTTCCACTTTTTGGCAAGATTCATTCCTGATGCTTTGGTTGGATCGTAAGACGATACTTGTTGACGTGTTATTTCTAAGTCAAATTCTTTTTTGACAGCCTCCGCTACTTCTGAAGGCATCATGTAGGTAGCAAGCCCTTGTACAATAAAGGCTTTCACCTTATTATTAAGGGTTGCCATTCTCTTACTCCGTATTACACAGTATATAATCTAGCCTTTAATCTCAGGCTTACAATCTTGCAATTCAGCTATTTTAATAACCGCTTCATCTCCGCCATATCTCCTGACGATGCCAAAGAACTCTTCAACGTCATGGCTTGTTATCTCGAGCGCTGGCTTACCATCTGCTCTAAATGCAGGGTCACCAAACATATCTGTCTTATGTACGATGTGATACAGCTCATGCTCAACCAATGCGGCAAATTCAGCATCTGTACATTCACGGCAATAATTAGCATCCAAAGTGATTAGATAATCCGGTACCGCGCCCAATGTATCTTCAAACCACATTTCTTGACGTGCTTTTTTCCAACCGCCAGCCATCATCATGACTTTTTCGCATTGGCCTAATATCTGTTTGCCTTGTTTGATATATTCACCCCGGGCCCATAAAAAGGATATCTCACGAAATTCATAATCAAGTAGATGCTGATGGTCATGGTTGAACCATTCATGATCAGGATTAAGTATCGTGTCTTTCAACCATTCGTGTATCTCGGGTGCTGCTAAGAACGATGGCATGTCATTGGGCGGGACTGGTCTTGCTAACATGCTTACCTCCAATCAGCGAGTATAAAAAATGCCCTGCACAATCAAGTGAGGGCAAAAGTGTTGTGGTACCGACATATACGGGGGTACCAGATTTTAGACATAAAAAAGCCACCTACTTGGCGGCTTTATAGTGTAGAACAATCTTTTAAAATATAAATTTGTCGCCTTGGCTAATAATAAACCATACGAGATATGCTATTAGTAGTATATTAACAATGAGCATTGGTATAAAGCTCATGCTCTTTTTCTGTTGAGGGCTTGTCGCTAGAACTAGAAGTAAAAGCATTGTTATAAGACCGCTCACCACAAATCCATACACACCAACAATATTGTTGAACAGCAATAACAACCCAATCGCTGCCGGTATCAATGTTACATATTTTCTTACGTTAAGAGTACTGTCCATATATGCAAACCAATCCATTTAGTTAAGTGATATTTACAAGATAGTTCAAGATAACTGCATCCTATCTTATAATTTCACATAGATCAACTGGTTAAAAAATCTCAAGA